GCGGCAAGATAACCTGTTTCTGGATGTAACAGGGAATTATTAAATGGAATGTAATAAGATGTAGTTGTGCCTTGTGTTGGTGTAAAGAACTTAGAAAGTTTTACAGTCGTAGTGTTATTAAGAATTGAACTATCAGACTCATCAATCAATCTTGAAACTTCAGATGCTCTATACTGTGAATTAAATGTTTGTAAAGATTCCGTATTATAGTTTTCTAATGCTGTAGTAATCAAACTATCTAAATCAGAGGTTTGTTTTGTAGTAGCTGATGTGTCAAAGTTATAGTTACATGTCAAACGAACAAAAGTTGTTTCGGGATCTACAACTACGGGTGTGATTGATGCTACTGTGTAAGGTGCTAAGTCGGTAACTAACTGACTCTTTTGTGTACTTGTTAGATTAGCGCCAGTTGTTGACTTAATTGAAATGAACACTTTACCATATTCAGGTGTTGAAGAAACACCGAGTGACGGATCGAAACTTCCTTCTTCGCCTCCGAATACTGAAACTGCTTGTGTGTTTGCAAATAATCTTTTTACTAAAACTTCATAGTCTGATGATGTAACAGCACGACCTTGTGTTGCATAATCAAGAGGTGCATTTAGTTTAATCGATTTAATTGATTCTGCTTCAGCGCCTCCTTCTGCTCTTAAAACTGTTGAAATTGAGATGTCTGTTTCCCCACCGATTGAACCTGGCGGTGTAAATTGAAACGCACCATTTGCTTGTGATTTATTTGAAACAACATATTGTAAGATAACAATGTTGCCATCTTCAATTGCTTTAGAAACAACACCGTCTCCAAAGTAAACTTCAAACTTTCCACCCTCAACTTCTTGCAAGAAGTAAACAGTAGAGTCACCAGTCAACTGTGTAATGTCAGTTGCTTTTGTGTAAGTAGTAGTAGATGTATCACTTGAAGAATTTTGTACTTTAACAGTCAGTGTAGTTGTATCTGCTCTGTTATCTCTTAATAAAAATCTTTGTTCCAGATTAGATGTATCGGCAGTATAACGTGTTGTAACATATGTTCCTTCGTAAATAAAAATAGAATCATAGTTTACACTATTACCAAATTTAAACTTTTGAATATCATTCGCAGTGACGAAAGTATAATTTGTTCCGTCATAACTTGTAGTAAACTTTGTGCCTGCTGGCATCGTAATATTAGACTGATTAGTTTTGATTGAAACATTGATAGTTGCTTTTGCAGCTCTAGGTGAACGAACTTCGTATCCCAACATCTTCGCATGAGATACAACTGAAGAACGCAAAGAAGCACTATCCAAGAACATTTCATTGGCAAGCATGTTTGCATTGAATCCAAGATAGTGAGTATTATATGCTAGTGTGTCTAATAGAATATTAAAACCTGATCCGTCAAAATCATAGTCTTTAAATTCTTCTTGTTGTTTAAGAAAAATTTTTAGATTTTCTTTGATCTGATCAAAGTCTAATTCTGTAACTCTAAGTCTCTGTTTGTTTACTTGTGTTGCCATCTTATCTTAATCTCTCCAACATCAAATCCAATTCTACTAACTGTGTAGGATGATTTCTTACATAAAAGTCAACAGTTACAGAATATGCATTCCGATCAAAGTCGGGCGTTGCACGAACTGCTTGCAATCTTGCTCTTGGTTCAAAGTTTGTTATTACGTCTTCAATCTTTCTAGCAAGTACAATTGATGTAATTGGGTTCATGTTCTCAAAGAGAATGTCACGAACTCCACTACCAATTTCTGGGTGAAAAGGTTTCTCGTATGGATTTAAAAGTACAAGATTACGAATAGAACGCTTGACTGCTTGAACATCTTCAATAATGTTTATGTCAGAATTACTATTTTTCCTACTAAAAAATAAATCTAAGTCTGAATAAATTCTAGATGCTTTGGAAGATGCATTCGTTAATTGTGCGTCTAATCCTACTTCACCCGATATGTGTGCCATTGAAATACTCTCCTATTAAGAGTATTTATATACTTTTGCTAGCCTGCAAAAACATTTGATGAACCAGAAGCAGATGAGTTTGGAACCCATGATCCATGCCCACCAGTTGCATCACCTTTTCGATGTACACCTTTGCCATTTACAAAGACTGTAGAACTTCCACCAGTCGCTGGGTCACCGCATGAAGTTGAATCTCCAATCCTTACTGTCTTTGCATTGTTTGTAAAAACATTTGGCGATCCACTTGAGTATGCAGTTTGATGAAATGGATTTGGGGTTGGACTTGCGTGACCAACGTGTTTATCTAATCCTACTCTTGTTACAGCACTACCCATTAGTTCAGATCAATCCTTGTGGCATTAATATCAATATTGCCAGACGCAGTAGTTGTTTGATTTGCAGAATATGTTTCTGTCACATTACCCGTGACCGTTTGACTGAGTGTACCTTTAATGACTTCATTTTTGTTTCCGTCAACTTGGATTTCGTAGTTTCCTTTGATATGGGTGTTGCAGTTGCTGTCGATAGTAAGATTAACGCTCCCTTTAATATTGACATAATTATCACCTGCAACGATTTCATAATTATCTTTAACAAGCCGGGTGACTTTGTTTCCGTCTTTGTCGATTTCGTAGAATGATCCAGACTTATGGTATTCATGTATTCTTTCCTCGCCCTTTGTGTCATCGTATTCTTTGACATGACCTGTCTCTGTTTTAAATACTCTGTTGTAAGGATAGGTTGCGTTGTAGGCACTATCTGGTTCGTTCCATGTATCTTCTGAATTTGCAATGGTCACATCCTTTGTCTGATTCGTTGATTTGTCAATAGTATTTTCCCCACGAGCAAGTTTGTCTACATCAGACTGTTGTGCTTCTCTAGGATAAACACTTACACCCTCTTCGTCTTCTCTTTCGTTTGGATCATTAAATCCTTTTGTGATGTTTCCTAAGTTCTGTGGAATGCCTGGCATTGTTCCCATGACAACAGGTTGTTGTAGTTCTGGATCAAGGAAGAATCCACACACCCAAGTTCCTTCTACTAGAAAACTTGGTGACTGTCCTACACCAGAATTAATTCCGTGTGTTGTAGGATGCATACAAGTTGCCCATGGCAAATCTGCTGTGGGAATGTTTTGTTTGTTTTCTGTGTGTAGACCAAAACAGCGCACACGAACTCTACCAAGTTGCGCTGGGTCTTGTCGATCTTCAACTACCCCAACGAACCAGCGGAAACCATCTTGTCCTAAAAAGTTATTTGTGTCCATTCAAGTATTTATGCCATTCATCGGAACTAGGATGATGTTTGGGTGGATTATACATTACCCAACCCTTTCCACTTTTCCACGCTACAGTAGTTTTCTTTTGTACTTCTTTTTTCTTTTTTGTCATTTTGGGCGCCTTTGATTTTGATCTGACCAATTTATGTTTCGTAAATTACCTGCAATCATAATTCTATCACCAGTCACAGGTGGAACTTCATGAGCTACATGACCTGGAAATACAATTAGATCGCCGGGTCTTGGATTGTGTTCAAAGTTTGCCGTAGGAAAAACAATTGGTGCATAGTCAGGCACTTTAACATAATATCCAAATGAAAACTGATAGGGCCAATGCGTATGTCTTTTTGTTCCCATTTCTTTTTCATAGTGAACACCCCAAGACTCATGACATTCAAACTTCATAATGGCAAGATGTCTAGAAATGTGTTCTGCTAATCTACATGCATACTCTCCGACCCATGCAACACTATCACATTCAGTATGTAAATGCCAGTCTGTCATGTTTCCGCCCACATTACTTGTATGAACAACACCAGACTTTTCTAGGATTGACAGTTCAATATCTGTATGCAAAGAAACTTGTTGACCCGTATGTCTATTCACTTTTATGCCGGAAGTCTCATCTAAAATATTGCGTATTGCAAAAGGATAACTTTGATGCACTTCAATGTAGTCTTTGTTTTTATTTTGTAAATCACTTAGTTTCATATTATTTCCTGTAATTAATATTAAATAGCATTCTTATATTACTATCTGTTTGCACGACAGTCTCATGGTATAGAGGCCCGTCAAAAAGAACGAGACGATTTGCTACAGACTGTACAAAATCATTTTCGAATCTAGTTCCGCCATTGTTTGTATTGAGATAAAAGATTGCAGTAGAATAGTTGTCATCATCTAGTAAGTCTCTATGCATTCCCAAACCTTTATTTGTTTCATATCTTCCAAAGAAGTTTATCTTTGCACGAATAATATTATTCAGATTAAAAGGTTTTAAAAGAAAAGAGTTTGACGGCAGTTCACAAGAGAACTGATAGTCACCTTCTTTAGAGTTTGAATTTAGATTTGTTGTGAATGTCCAAGAGTTTTTTGTATAATGTTCTATATCATCTATTAAATCATCAAAGACTTTCCACTTGAGATAATTGTCAAGAACTTTCAATGCCTGTTACCTTAATAATATATCGATCCTTGTCACTGTTGTTTTTAGTGTAATGCAAACCACGATGTACGTTTAACGATATCGCATCACCTTTTTTCCAAATCCAAGGTTTCTCATTAATAATAAAATCTTGTCCTTCGACATGATCTTCCATTGCGACAAAGTATCGACACGCTCTTAGATTTGGATTTGGATTTTCCATAGAATGTTCTAGTTCGCCAATGCTAGGATCAAGTTCAATCCATTTGGCAATGTGACCCATAAGACTGTCAACGTGAGGGGAAATCTCTGCACCCGGTTCTTGCATTTGTATTCTTACATCTTGTAATCGAACATTCGGAAAAGTTTTCCGACCCCATTCGGAAAGTTCTTCATGCATTCCGTAGTAGTACGCATTTGTGGGTAGATGTTCTTTGCAACGAAAGTCTTGAGTAATTGATTCAACAAAGTCTTGATTGGGCAACTCTACGTTACCTAATTCTTTCCAACCTGGTTGAGATAAGTCAGCATGATGTGTGGTCGTATCGTACTCTTCGATACTATCCATAGCGCTGTCTAACTTGATAAAGTCTTTCAGTTTCATAATATATTTCTCCGCTTAGGAAGAAAGGTGATTATTGTAAGTTGTAACTAAACCTTTCCACACTGTATTACTTAATGCAGTGGCGCCTAAGAATGTTGCTAACTCTCCGTAGTGAGTTTCATCTTTGTCGAGTATTTTGTCTTGGTAAAGAACAAAGTTATCGGAACCTGTCGGATATGTGATTGCCTTCATTGCAGTTTCGTAGTGATTTAATCTTTCATCCCAATCGGAAACAAGATTCTCTGTGTCCATTGTATCACATCTTGCTTTAAATGTTGTTGTCCAAGAACTATGTGACCAATCACTCCATGTACAATGAATGACTTTAGAATTTGACAATGCGACAATATTATCGTAAGTGGTTGTATCAATTGTTACAGAATCGTCCACTCCACCTTGAAAGTGTATGTCGCCGTAGACACAGTTTGATTTATCACCTGTCAGTACATAAAGTAAATCAGTATGAGAACCATCTGCATCTTGATCAGAAGGTTTAATGTTCTTGAGCATGTTACCCAAAAGAGTTGCACGATCACTTGACGCATTAAACGCTGATTGAGTCGCTTTACCAATCGTCACATCAGAATCTTTGTAAGGTGTTGTCATCGTCTGTTTGTCCAACTCCCCTGTTGTATATCCTAATGTTCGACCAATAATTTGTGCCAACAATCCGTGATGATCATTGTGGTTATGTGATAAACAAAAATATGCCATGTGTATTTACTCCAATTTACAGTATTATTTATACGAGAAAAGCGCAACACTCATACTATAGAGTTACGCTTTCAGTCATTCAAACGGGCTGCGAGCTTCGGCGGCTCGGGGTTTTACTTAATTATTCTCTGTTCAAACTCTTTCACACCATCGGAAAGAATAATCACTGTATGCTGATACTGACTGACAATACGTTTCTCATAGATTGTTTCCTCATAACATGCAGATTTCAACTTCTTATCCGCTGTCATGACTCCCACAACTGCACCTAACAATGCATTGCCGTCAAAATTACCAATCTGATTGCCGATAATGGCGCCGACAATACCTCGTTTAATTAAGTCTTCATCGTCTGTGTCAGAATAATCTTTGCATACTTCTCTTGTACCTACAGGAATTTTCTGCTCTACATTTGCAAATACATCATAAGAACGTATCACTGTAAAGTCATTTGCGTATACAGTCTTCAACGTACAAGTGTAGATTGTCATTGCTAAACCTAGCATTAATACACTTTTAAAGATATTCATTTTAGTATTCTCCATTCGTCATAATAGTCTTCACCATACTTATAGATGTTCTGTACAATAGATTCTG